GCACTGGCAACCTTTTTGATAATCGCTTAACAAATCCTTTAATGATGAGGTGTATGCCTGCGAAGTGCAGCCCTGTGCTCCAATAAAAGTTTCAATAGCTTCTGCTTCGTCGTAAGCCACATTAAATAAAAGAGCTACCAATTTAGTTACACCATTAACTACTTGTGAAAAAGTCTTTTTAGCATTTGGAAACGAAGCAGCCATAATTGCATCTCCTTATTTGTCGTAATCATATTCAAATCCAGATGTCTGATTTGATATTGGCAAGGTCCTACCCTCGCCCTTTTTGTAATATTTTTCCAGACCAGAAGTATTGCCCCTGATTTCTTCTTCTAACTTAGTAAACAAACATTCTAAAAATTCAGGATAGGTCATCTTTACCCCCGACTGTTCTTCAAGAATATGTCTTAAATATTCAAATCTTATTTTTAGGGTAATTATTTGTGTCATCAAATTTCCTTTAGTATTGTGTCAAACTACTCAACGCCAACTCAAGTTTTTTTATTTTTGCCGCTGTTTCTAAAACTGTATCGCCTAATTGTATCTTTATATTAAATCTTCCGTCGGTATTTGATAAGCTATATGATATGCGGTTAACTTGCGCAGTGTAAGACCCACCTATTACCACATCGCTGCCGCCGTCTGCCAATAATCCCACTGTTAAATCGCTACCGCCGTCTGCTGTTTCTCCTACAATATTTCCTAAAGTGCTTTGGTCATAATTAACATCGTAGAATGAAACCAAACCTATAGGGACTGTATCTTCAAGCCTTAGATCGGTATTTTCTATTTTCGCTCTGATGCTGTATACTGGATTAGATTTTTCTGATAGAATAGCCCCTAAATATTGGTCTGCCACCGTGTCAGTTATTATGGATGAATTGTTTATTATCTGCTCTGATAAATAGTAAAGAGATTGGCTATCAACTGCTTCCGCTGTTTGTTTATATTTAACGCCTGAAACATCACCACCCACAAGATAAATTTTGTTAACTAAATTATCCCAGTTAACGCGCCTCTCTAACATTGAGATATTGTTACCTACAAAGAACCGCTCTCTTTCTGTTTCACTCTCTGCCCGCCAGAAAAAAACTAAATTTTCATCAACGCCATATTCAACATCACCTGTTAATCCTGACAAAGTTCTCAATGCTTCTTCTACTGTAGTTAAAAATTGAATACTATCAATAGTGAAAGCACCGCTGTCAATAGTGCCTTTAGTAATGGGAGAATTAGGGGTTATAAAAGTGTCTACGATATTGGCAACTATCAAGGAAACTTCTTGATTGCTATATGTCCTGGTGTCCCCCGTAGTATGAACGACAATCTTTTTCAATAAGTCAAAATATCCTCTTACATCAAGCCGTATATCCTGGCCTATTTTTAATGTGGGAGCAATGTTAGCAATATACCCACGATAAACAAGTTTTGATATAGTCCCCGATTTAACCCTTATTTGTATATCATCGCGTGCGCCAAAATCAAAAGAACGATAACCTTTTTTAAGGGTAAGAGAACATCGTCCACAACCACCTAATCTATTCCATTCCCAGGAAATATTCGTAACCCAGGGAGTTAGGTAAGTTTTTAGGTTGCCCGCATTATCCCTTAACTCAACGCTATATCCGGTTACGTTAGACATTTAATACCACGCGTTTCTCCAGGTTAGGACCGTAACGCCCGACGTTCCCGTCAGCTCAACGGTATTGTCCCCTGGGCTTAACATTAAAAAATCACCCTCAAAATTCGCGAAATCGCTTACTCCATCATTAGTTACGACGAAATCGTCGGAGTCAACCCTATTGTCCATAATCAAGATCTTCCCAGCGGCAACCGTGCCTCTGTATTTACATAATTCGCCCCTCGTTGTATTCTCCATTTGGCAGGCGTCGGCTATACCCCCGCCAGGCGCGGTGATCTGGAATTTTAACCTTGTAGGTGCATTACCGGCATTTGCGATTACATATCCTACTCCGCTTGAAGGCGAAGTATTACTTGTCATGGCGTTAGTAGAAAGCCAGAAAGGAAATTGCGCGACAAAAGACGCCGTCCAGGTTGCTCTGCGCGTCATGTGGTCATAGGCAAAAGAAAAATCTTTTAATTGAGCATAGATATATCTCTCGTTGTCTTTAGTGAATTTTTGCAAACCATTAGCCAACCCTGCGTGTAGCGCGTCAAGATTAGTCCGTAAATCATCATAAGAAGTGCCTGCAATATCACCCTCAACGGTTATTGTCTTTGGTCCTAATTTGGCAGTTTCGGCTATAGACCCATCCGTTAATGGGATGTTAGTAGTCCGCACAGGCTTAGCCATTTTTTCGCTGATCCTGCCTATTGTAATATTGTTCACGCTGTCAAATGTCAATGAACCAAAAGCCAGTGTTATAGTTGCACTCATTTATAGCCTCTCTGTTTCACGCGCTAACCTACGGCTGATTTCTTCGGTTAAGGTGTCAATATCTTCGTTGGATCGGATTGAGGGATAGTTGATTTCAATGTGGATAGATTGCCCCCACCCACCCATGCCGGAGTTTAAGCGATTGAGCATACCTGCGCCCCCCAGAGTCGACATCCCACGCCTTGAAAGTATCCCCTCGCCTGTCTGAGCTATAATAGGCACTTCGTCAATGGCCAGTCCTGAATGAGCACGGATAAGGCCGCCTGAATGGAAGCTTTGACCCGCTATAGTTGCAACCTGTGCGGCAACCATGGCCGTTGCGGCTATCCCTGCTGCTAAGCCAAGAGGGATAAATGGCTGTGTAGCCAAGGCATTTAATATAACAGTAGCACCTGTTACAATCGCTGAAGCCATTGCAACCGCCGCTGCCGCTTTAGCCAGAGTTTTATTTTTTCCTGCGTATGATTCCATTATCGTCCCTACGCTGCCAAGGGTTTCTCCGTAAGAATTAGCAGCATCTATTTTATCTTTCCACGCTTTCTTGTCTTTTGCATCAGCTTCTTCTTTTTGCTTTGCGGCTTTGTTCAATTTTTCATTTTGTTGAGGTATAGGTTGTCCAGCGGTTACCCTTGCCCTCATTTCTTCTGTTTTTCTTATAAATTCATCAGTGGCAATATCTGAATTTTCCAAAGCGCGGTCAAAAGATTGCTTAAACCCCTCTACAATCCCGATTGGGTCTTTATTGCCGGTAAAGAAATTTTTAATATTATCAAAAACATTTTTAAGGCCAATCCAAATGGCAATTGCGCCTTCAACTATCAAAGCAAACCCCTTAATAAAAGATGCGACAAGGAACTCAACGGCAGTAGTCAGCAGATTTACGATATGTCCCACTTCTTCAAGAGCGGGCGCTAATGCACTTCCTACTGTTGCAGATAATCCAGAAATAGCCGTAGTAAAAAAACTAAATTTTTGTTTTGCTTCTTTACTATATTTTGCTGCTTCACGAACAGAGGCAACCATAGCCGCCATAGCGATTGTTGCCAAAAACATGGTCTTTCTAAAATCCCTAACCCCCACGCCTGCCTCTTTGAATTGTTGCTTAATGGTCTTACCTGTTTTTTCTGTCTTTTTTCCTACCTCAACAGTAGCTTTTTCAATAGACTTCAATTCAGCATTAACCCTTTGAATTTCTGCTGTTGCTTGGTCTTTCGCTTTGAGGATAATTTCTAAAGTATTGGAAGCCATTGACTTTTTCCCTTAGTTGTAGTATATTTTGTCTATGAAAAAATTAAAACTCATATTCGGTATTATTTGCGCTATTGTTATCGGGTTGCCTTTACTAATAGGGTTCTTAATGACATTACCTGAAATCCTAAAAACTCCAGGCGGCTCGCAAATGTTTTTAAAAATCATTTTGGGTCTTGCTGCATCCATTGGATTGATCTTCTTCTATTTTTTGCCTTCTGTCATAGCCCAAAAGAGAAAACATCCTCAAGCCGTCCCCATTAAAATTATCAACACATTTTTTGGATGGACGCTCATAGGATGGGTCATCTCCCTTGCTTGGGCGCATTCTTCTGCGCCAGTCGTTCAACCTTCGCCACTTCCTCATCGATCAAGGTAACCGCCTCAACAAATGTATTCGTCTGATCTAACCAACCACCCTTAGTTGGCAACTGCCCTTGTTTATAAAATCTATAGGCTTGCAAATATTCTAATCCTTCCTGCGTTATTTCTTTTACGGGACAACGCTTTGATTTGTATTCTCCTATAATCCATCGTTCCCCCATTACGCTGTCTTGCTCGCAACCATTTATCACTTTCACGCCATCCGAACACTTTTTACAATCAAGCCCTAAATAGGGTATCCAAACAGCGTAAGTTAGTTTTTTATTTCTTGCTCCGACAATTTTGTCATTTCGAGAATTTTCCCGCCAAGTTCAATAATAATATCAATAGGAATAATACTAATGATACTCTCTGAAACGATAGTAAATGTTCTTGAAGAAACATCTTTCCTTTGAGTAATAAATTCAACATTGTTTCCTTTCGCGTCTTTGAAGTTATCAAACCCCAACAGCCCGAAACGCACAACCTCAATCATACCATCAAGAGATTTAGCAGGGTCTGAAATCTTTGAGCCAACATAGGCAAAAGCGTAAGCTGACAAAACCCCAAGTTTCCAGATAGTTTTCTGCTCTCCATCATCAAACTTACTAATATAATCTTTGCTTAAACTTGTATCTATTCCTGTTATCATTGCAAACCCCCCCCTCACCGTTGGAACAGTTATATTTTTCTGCCAATTCAGTCAACTGCAATCCAGAAGCATATAATTCTGTAATCTCTTTTTCTGTTTTATTATCTAATATTTTTCTCATATCAAGTCAATGCAATTGTCATCTCGTCGTTCCCAGACGAACGAGCCATCATAAATTCCACGTCAAAGGTGCGTATTCCATCCCTATCTCCGATCTTAGGCGCACGAAGTAAGCACGCTGGTGCAGTTATAGTCGCAATATTGCCCGCAACTGTTCCCAACACCAATGATAATGCTTTCGTTGTGCCTGAATGGAAGTATGACCAAAAATCAGCATTAGATGTTGCTCTTAATATCGCCTCACAGGTTAATACGCCCGATGGTTTTCTGTCGGTTACTATAAACGCAAGCACACCCTCTGCCGCGTTCATTGATACCCTTTCGGCTATTGTGTTGCCAGTCTTTAAGGTTAATTTCTCGATGATGGCCGCATAAGACCCGAAAGTCGTAGTTGTGGCCTTAACTATTACAGGAGTTGTGCTATCATAAGTCATAGTTTCAACAACTGTATCAGTTGCCAAAGCATATACTCCTGAGAATGTGAAATTGATTTTAGGCACAGCACCTGCCGTTAAATCCAATTCTGCCTCACCTGCGCAACCTACCAACTTATGCAATATGCCGTCAATATTAACCCATATCGTAGCTGTTTGTGATGTAACAGCAGGGGCATAGGTTACTGATGACGGGCCGCCTGCTATCGTTTCAAGTCTATCACAAGCCTTCAACAATGCACCCCAACGTGGCGCAACGCCAGCCGTCCCTGAACCTTTTAATTCTATCCAAAACTTTAATTCCATTATCGTTTTACCCCTGATCTCCGCATAGGCTGAACGATCGGAATTACCTGGATAACGTTCTGCCATATCCGCCTTAACACTTAGATCAACATCGTATGCCATAATTGCATTGGCGGCGGCTGTCGGTGTGCTGTCTGTCCCCGATGCGGGTTCTATTTTACCGTAAAGTGTAGTCTGCTTTGTGAACATTATCTCCTCCTCATTAGTATGTGATTGTATCTAAAACTGAAAGTTCAACTTTCAGGATATAATAATTAGCTTCTTCTGTTAGCTCCCATTTGCTATATTTTAAAATCTTTGCTATGCCTAACCAATTAGCGGGCTTATCAATATCCTTTAACAAAGCGTCTTTTGCCCTTTGTGCCGCGTCATATTGCGTTATATCATTATTCTCAGACTTTACAAACGCGAGTATAATTTGCCAGGTTTGTAAATCGTCAAACCTATCAATAATCGTTTCGTTCCCCATTTCGCCGAATAAACATTTGAGAATGTAGCGATTACTATATTCAAATGCAGGCGCGTTCTTAAAATCTGTTGCTTGTGAGCTTTCAATATAACCTAAAGCATTTAAGCGTGTTGCTATACCATTTTTTACTGTATCATAAGACATTTAATTGCTCCTATAAATTGGCTCTAATATCGTTGCCTCTGCCGGCAATAATACGCACTTGCAGTTTTCCTTGCATACTGTCGCCCCTGCACGCGGCAGGCCTTCTTCTTCCCATTCTGCCATTGTCTTCACATCTCCGTGCCTTTCTAAACAATCAGGGCAAGTATTCACTAATACCGCGCTCCATCTCCATTTGTCAGAGATACCCGTTTCTGCCAACATTCCTACATCACGAAAACGGCTTATTGAACCCGCAAAAGTAGGCTTTAACGCATTTTTAAACTCTCCGAATATACGCCCGCCTTCTTCTAAGTCTATTAACAAATCTTGTCTGATAATATCAAGTGTTGACCCTTGCGTTAATCTAAAATCAATATATTCCTGTAAAGTTATGGCTGTTCTACTGACCTTTGCCGCAAGGACAATATCCAATGAAATTACTTCTTTATTTATGCCCTCAATGACTTTCTTGTTTTCAATTTTTTTTACCACTGGTTAACTCCTCAATTTCGCTCTCAACATGTTTTATAGCGCGACGAAAAGCATCCTGTGATATGCCAAAGAAACGATAACCCTTATCTTGTAAATAACCGCCTATATTCTTGCGTTCATCTTCAATGGTTACTATAACTTTATTTTTGCCAGATGCTTTCCAATAAAAATCCTTTCTCAGCTTTCCCGTATCTATCAGAGGTTTATCGGGATGTCCTAACCTTAGTTTTCTTTCCCGCGTTGCTTTCTTGTTCCCCTGCAACACTCCGCCTGCAATATCTCGGCTTGCATCAATGCCAAATGTCAAATCTTTCACGATAATATCTTCTGCTATGGTTTCTAATATACCTTGCAAATTTATCTTAGGGAATTTAACATTGTTCTTTATCGTTATTCTAAGCATTCAGTTTAGGGTTATTGCTATCGTCAATTTTAATAGTCTTATCAGCGTCTATTCTCCTCTGTATCGCCTTGCCGAATTGAATACCTAACTCAACGACATCGTGTCCGTATTTCTCAAGGAATATGTCTTTAATGTTCTGTGCCACGGTCAAAAGAGCGTTCTGCGGGTCTGCGATAACCTCATCAATATCTATCTGTGATATTTCTTGCTTAATAATAAGGTCAAGTTGAGCCTCAGTATCTTCTATTTTATCTATATGGCTATTGATCAGTTTATCCATTACGCCCGCCCTATTCTTAACTCCGTTTGGCTTTTTTGTGTTTCACTTTCATCAATCTGCCCGCTTTCGTCCTCATCATATTCAAGTTTCATGTTGTTAAAAGCGTCATCAAATTTCTTGCCATAAATTGTCGCTAATCTATCCCATTTGTCGCTTTCTTCATCCATAAGATCTAAAGCAATTACGTGGATAGTGAGATAGATTAAAGGCACGGATATTTGAGAACTTTCCAATATCAATTCATGTCGCTTGCCCTTATCATAAAGCAAAGTCTGCACCTTCTCAAAAGCGGCCTGTATCTTATTAGCAAAAGATTTAATAACAACATAAACGCTCGTGCTATCTGGATTAGTCGTCCAATTCGGCGTAATCGTAAATACACCCGTTGATAAAGTAAACCCCGTAATATCGCGTTTCTGGTTAATGCCGGTGCCTGATACAATCTCAATCGTTCCGCCCTTCCAAAAATTATCTGCCTCGCGCCGTTTAGTATCTGTTAAAGACCCTGCCGCCCCTGCTGTGGCTGTTCCCTTGTCTTGTTTAGCGGCACGCCTCAAGCTGTCCAACTCGTTGTATAAATCATCATCTGTTATCGGGATTGACAATATAGACATCACCACGTCAAAGAGTTGAGTTTCGTAGTAGGTAACGCCCGAAACGATATACGCCCATTCCGCTTTATAATTTAGGTCTTTGTCAGCCGTATGTGTGGTAGTTAAAGCATAGGTCATCTCGCCCGTCGTACTGTTTATCGTAACTGCCGTAGACGCTTGTAGAACATCACCACTCGGCTTATAAAGAATAATTGCACCGGACGAGGGTATCAGCGCTCTATTGCTGTCATAAACCGTCAAGCGAATAGTATCTGTTTTATCTTCAAGAAACTGTTGCTTCATTTATCCCTCTCTTTTTACTATCTCGTGAAACTTCTCCTGCATTTCAAATAAGAAGCCCTTGTCTGGCAACTCATTGTTTAACGCATTGATTATCCTGGCTTTCCTGTAGCATATCTTGCATAACCTTTCCATTTGAATGTGAATGAAGTCTTGCTTAGCAACTTCCATAATCACCTCGCTTTGAAATATGCCCCTGCGATTGCAAGGATTATGCCTATAATCAAACCTTGTAATATAGTTATCGTTTTATCATTCTTGCAGGCATTACGACACGGCACTTCATCAAACTTATCAAACAACTTTTTAATATCCTCTTTTGTATCGGCGTGTCTTTCTGCTGAATGTTTATCGTGCTGGATAGTCCAATCAGTAAAGCGTTGGCCCAAAACTTCTATTTTTGTGCCTAAGCGCGCCACTAAATCAAATTTTTCCTGGTCTGTCATTGTAAAGCCTCAATATTTATTCCACCACAAATATTCTTCTTACCGCACCTGCTACCTCTGCCTTCCACATCTGCCACGCCGTTTGAGGCTTAATAAACTGATACGGCTCTGCATACAGAGATTGGATTTCGGAGGGGGAGAGGGCGCGGTTGTAAAGATACACATATCCAATTTTACCATCAAAAAGAGTTGAATTCGATTCCGAAGTTATCCCAGTATTACCATCACCAATTCGCACTACCGTTGAATCCACTATGGGCAAAGCATTGCCATTACCTAACGTCCAGGTAGCGTTTAATACTTTAGCATCCAAATATAGTTTTATTGATGCTCCTTGCCCATAGGTATATGAAACTGCATATTGATACCATGTATTCAAAGAAAATCCTGCTTTCGTTATTTTATATATATGCCAAGTACTATTTACTCTATACGCAAACATTACACATTGATGTTCTCCAGCGGTGCTATAATCTTGTCCAACCCTCGCCTCATAATTTACCTGTGCCCCCTCTCCTGTTCTTTTAGCAAAAATATTCCTAAACTGAATTGGAGTTTCCAATATTCCATAATCCCTTAAACTAAACGCAGAAATAATTGTTATTCCACCTGAAGCTATCCGTAAAGGTTGCTCATTATTTACCTGAATATACTGATTACTTGTTTCAATAAAGTTTGGACAAATACCGTCTTTTCCACCGACATAAGATAACCCACCATAAGAAGTGGCTGGATTTTTTTGAGTTAAGTCTATTACTTTTGTCCCTCCCCCCTCATTCATAAGCCAACATCCTACAAGACCACGAGAAAGAGGATGAGACCAATTGATTTGAGAGCCAAGAGGGGGTTTACTGGAAAAAGGCGTAGTCGCTATTACCGACGAGCAAAACAGCGTGGTAAAAATTAAACAGGTGATTAAAAGTGATTTAAGTATTTTCATTAGATTGCCGTAATTTTAGTTATCCTCGCCGAAGTAAATATATCCGCGGCGGTTGAGTGAGTATTATCATATTTAACCCTGACCCTTGCTGCGGTGTCGGGAATGTTAACTACGTATTGACCAACTGCATTAGAACCAAGCGTTGCACTATCAATGAACCACATTAAAGAAGTAGCCGCGGCGTGAGCATTGGTAAGGCCGTCTAAAACTGTTATTGTATCTACTGCGTCGCCCTCATTTGACACCTGAAAGACTATCTCTGAATTAGCCGCTGTGTTATCCTCAAAGAAAATAAACCTTGAGGGATTGTCTAAATTGTTGGTAGTTGGATTGAGGACGCTTAAAACTGTCTGTGCCGCCGCTTCATCTGCTGAAAGAGGCTCTGACTCCGCTGTGCCTGTCGGGCCTCCGAAAGAAGTCAACACTCTCCAATCTTCATCCCCCGTGGTATTACTTGAAACTTCAACATAAATAGTTGCCCCTGCGGTTTCGGCAACTGCCTCTGATAAGCAGGCGGCAACGTAGAGAGTAGTCTGATAATTAGGACTAATGTCTATAGTAGCCCCTTCTCTGACAGAGGGCTGGGTAACTTCCGCCCATTCATCGACGACTTCAACGGCTTTAGTCAATGCCGCAAAAGCATTAGTTGATAAGAACAATAAACTGGCTATAACTAATAAAAGTTTCTTCATAGTATTACCCCCGATTGAATACTTGCTACCGCATTATTCAAAGCGGCAGAGTTAAATATTTGTTGTTCTGCCTTGTAACGGGCAATGAAAATATTGATTTCTTCTAAAACTTGTGCCACCTTCTTTGCAGGATTATCACCTTGAGCATACTGACAAGTAAAGTCCTGAGACAAAACTTCAACCGCGCCATCTAAAACAGAAAGATGAAAAGTAATATTGTGCATTTTCTCTTGGACATAATTAACCGATTTTTTAGTTACGATTGCTGTAAGTGCCATCTGATCCTCCTTAGTCGTCATAAGTTCCCTTGATATGTATTCTTAGTTTAGCCGGCGATGAGGCAACAGATGTAGTCATCACGCTGATTAAATTGCCAGCTGATATGCCGGCGTTAGAAATCGTATTGACATCACAACCGGCAGCGCAGCTTGACTGCCTTCCTGTATCGCAGACTATATCCGCGCTTAGAATAGCCGTCCCTGCCGTATCGGGGGTTGTATTCACGTTCTCATTAAAATTGATAGTAGCTGTTCCCGCGTCAGTTGAACAGGCGACCTCGGTAATAGTAAAAGCCCCCGCGGGTTCAATCTGCAAAAGATTGTCATCTGCGGCGACGGGGTTTTCTATTCCCGCGTTAAATCTTACTGTATACAATTCTGCATCAGCGGCTAAATCATTCGTTGACCACGTTAAGCTTCTCCCTGCGGTGATTGCAGTATCGGCTGCAACGATAGTTCCGTCTTTAATATCCGCGCTGACTATTGTGCTGTCAGCTAAACTTCCCTCAGTTACTTCTTCTTCAAGGTCTGCGGTAATGTCTGTGCCAGCGTGCTGAACTACTAAAGCGGCGGCAATCTTGTCATCATCTACGGCGTCCCCTACTAACTTGTCAGGATCTAAGGCGTCATTAGACATATCAGCGTCAACAAGCCCTGATATACTTGAAGTAGTATGAGCGTGGCTATCGTCCTCAACAGCCCAAGCACCTGTAGTTACAGTAATATCGCCTACGTCCTGGTCCGCAAAATCCGCAGGATTAACCTGCCCTGCACCTGTCCCCCAATCTATATGGGTGTCTTTGACATTATCTGTGCCTGCGGTTTTCAAAGCGGCAGGATCTGTTTCGACAGTTAAATAACCTGCCGAAGCATGATTACCCCATCCATAGGCCGTATTCCAATTAGCCGAAGCATTTGCTACAGATGTTCCCCATGCAGAACCAGTTGATACTGCTATGCCAACACCTGGCCAAGTCGTTATAGAATCATCTAAGATGTTAAAATTGGAATTTACAGTTGTAGCCCACCCTGTTTCACCGCTACTGGGTTTATAAAGAGCGAGTTTTGTAGTATAACTGCCTGCATAACAATTAAGACTTCCTAAAAATATAAAAAGGATTGATAATAGTAATTTTTTCATTTAAAATCTCCAAAAACTCTCAATAATCCCTATCTAAACTCTCCCCCCATTGCATCTCTACCCACACTTGCAGAGGCATGAAGTTTAACAATAATCTCTGTTTTTAAATGACTATCCGTTACACCAACATAATGTAACCCATAAAAATCTTCATAACCTGCTTTACTCACCCTTATTGTATATGGGTCAGTAGTAATTATATTTACTATTGGAACGGCAGGTAAGAGTCCCGTCATTGTTATAACCCACACTTTCCAAAAACAGGGAACATCGTAATAAATTCCCCCAGATCCGTACCCTAAAGATACCGTCAGAATATTTCCACTATTGGCATACCCATTAGCATCAGTAGTATATGTTTCATCAAACCACTCCCCAGTGGTATCTGTAAATCTGACAGTAGCTCCAGCAATCGGATTACCGTTGACATCAATTACTTTTATCCGCCTTGAATATCCCTGAAAATTTCTCCATATCTTGCTGTTTGTTCCATGACCGTAGAAAGCATCGTCATCAAACAAAATTGGAATATCATGCCATATCCCCATAAGCCCCATACCTGTATTCATATTAGTTAAATACCAACGGCGAGGTAGCCCTTCCTGGACAATCGCAGGAATAGGGGCATTTTGAAATACAATAGTCGGGTCTGATGTGCCATAAGTGGTGTCGCACATATATTGAAAATTTTGGTCAATAAAAACATCATACATATAGGTTGATTTACCGTTTGACCAAGTAGAATTTGGAGCAGATAAAAGACCTGCTACTCCGGTTAAATTTACTCTTTCATACCACCATGCAGTGCAACCTGGAATTGCCCCTAATCTATGCAAAGTACTTTTTACCACTTTCATTGTCAACGCACGAATGTCCATTCCATTTATCCACTGACCCGCATCAGAACAAATAATGTCGGAATTATAAAGCAGCACAAGACCACCATGATCTGGATCACTCCAAAATCCTGTAGTGCCTGTTGCGTCAGGAGTGAATATCCACCTGCATCTATCTGGGTAATGTTTTAATTCTCCAGAGGTATCTTCCGTCCCCATTTGGAAAACAGAAGAAACACCCTTTTGAACAGTTTGATGCAACTGGACACTGCAAGCATTGAGTTGTTTTACTGTTTCAAGCCCTGTCATAATAAAACGACCGTTGACTGTTTCAACGGGGAGAGTCGAAGCATCTGTCTCAAATCTCCAATTAACATTCGATGTATGATATTCATCAGATACTATATAAAGCACTTCCCAAAGATTGACTACATCCCCAGCGGCAAAGGTTTGCAATGGAGCTGCCACAGTAAATTGGACATATCCCGTTCCATCATTCTGATATGATGAATATGGTATCTTCTCGCCTTTGCCTGTTGCGACGGCAGTAATAAATATATTCCCGAATGGGGGTAAAGTGAATGGAATGTTACCTGTTCCGTTTGTCTTGTTAGTGCCCAATGACTTATCTATAACTATATTATTTGTATCTATGAATGTTACGATTGTAACCTCTCCAACCGTCCAGCCCGTGCCAGCAGTAACTTTGAATTTCATCCCCACCATATCAGAAAGAAATCCACCAGTTGCTGAACTAATCAATAGCCCTGTTGCGTCGGAAGCCAAATCCGTCAATGTCAAATTAATCTTTTTATTGGTGTTTATTGTTGTTGCCGCAGGATGAGAAGCAACCGTTGTATCAAATACGTTTTTGATGTTTGTTAAAGTGCAATCTGAGGGATGGTCTTCAATAGTTAATTGACTATATTCAACATGTCCGCTACCGTTTGTTTTATTAGCCCCTGCGCTCCTGTCAATCGTGATTGACCTGACGCCATTTATAGATACAATTCGATACCAACCAACTGTCCAACCAGTACCTGCGGTAATATGTAAAAACCTGTTTCGCCAATGCCACTTTGTCTCTGTGCCGCCTGTCCAGGTAATTGTCGTACCTGCGGCATTGCTGGCTAAATTTGTATATGAGGTTAATGAACTATCGTCCCAAAATATCATTTGAATTTATCCTGATTATTGTTAAACTCTTTTACTGGCCCATTGACGAACCATAAGAGAATATCTTTTATCTGCCCCTTGTCGTCTTTTTCAGTATCCAATATCATATTGCGGTCTTTCATTATTTTATCTAAAGACGGCGATAAATGAACTTTTGCCCCTTTGATTTTTGGATTGAGATGTTGCAGTGCCGCCTTGAATGCCATATAATCTTTGTGCATACCACTCTCGACTAAAGCATCCACTTTCGGTTTGATAACGGGATCTGTTACTTCTGTCGCTTCACAGCAGTAACTATCATCAATAAATCTATCTAAGTTATTAAGAAACTTAAACCCCTCGTCATCACTTATCTGCATACGAAATTGGGCCGCTTCCGCCACTCCACCAATGATTTGAAAATTCGCTCTTATCTGGTCAAGCCTTTCTTGGTCTGTCATAAACACCTCACTTTGCTTCAACTCCTAATAAATAAATATCCGCTGTATCCGTGCCAGCGTTATCGGTAAAAGTCAAATAAACTTTCTTCAAACTCGTCGTGTCTATGTACGGCAAATCAAGATGTAGAGTAAGATTGCCGTTTCTATTACTTGCCAAAAGCAAGGACGGGAAAGCGCCGTTTTCATCAAAATCAGCATCGGGGTATAAAGTAAGCGTCCAATCAGTAGATACCGTCTTGACTGAAATATACTTAATGATTGACTTTGAAGTATCCCAGTTAGTAGCATCAGAGAGCGTTAAATTTCCAGATGCCTGAGCTAATGCTTTTAAATAAATATAAGTCATATCCGTATCCCCTGCACTGCCTATTCTTAAAGTCGTAACTCTGTTTATCTTAGCTGACAAAACCGTCTTGGGTGTCATCCTTGACAACACAGCCCTGACTTGTTCAACTCCTACTGTGCCTGCGCTCCCGCCCCATTCGCCTGTGCCCCAGGCATCATTTCCCCAACCCGCATCCGAAGAAGTAGCAACTAATATTTTATGATTTACAGCTTTTGGCGTAACATTGCTTTTTATTATTTTTA